CAGCGGGATACGTCAACTGGCTCTCCGAGTTTCCTGATGGGACGACGCTGACTATTCCTTCGGTTGGTCAGGCTCAGGTGTCTGACTACGTCGAAGACGAAGCTATTGATTACCAGGCGCTCGACACTGGTGAATTCCAGCTGACGATCAACAAGTACAAGGCTTCGGGTATCTACATCACTGATAAGGCCAAGCAGGACTCGTTCTATATGAATCAGCTTGTCTCCTCGTTTGTTCCGAAGCAGGAACGTGCGATCATGGAGCAGGTTGAGTCCGACATCTTTGCCTTGCAGAGTGAGCAGACTGCGTCCGATTTGAACGCGATCAATGGTGCCAACCACCGCTACGTGGCGGGTGGGACCAATGAAGTGATGGAGCCGGAAGATTTCGCCCGTGCCCGTTACGCGCTCAAGAAGGCGAACGTGCCTGATACTAGCCTGATCGCTATTGTCGATCCGTCTGTCGAGTATGCCATCAACACCATCACCAACCTCGCCAACGTGAGTAACAACCCGCGTTGGGAAGGCGTGATTGCTGAAGGTATCGCGACGGGTATGCGGTTCGTCAAGAACGTGTACGGCTTTGATGTCTTTGTCTCCAACAACCTTGCGGATTCGAACCAGACCATCGATGGGAATACCACAGCTGCTGGTAAGGCCAACATGTTCTTCTCGGCTGAATCTGATGTTCTACCCTTCGTTGGTGCATGGCGGCAGCTGCCGAGT